TTAGCATCTCCATCTTTTTCTTGCTTGTCTTAGTCTTGAATTTGGATCTTTAGCTGCTTTAGGAAATTGTTTCATTTGACCAGCAGATCTAGCACAGAAAGATTTTCTTCTCTTTGCAGCTTTGCTTCCGGGCTTCACTTTTCCAGTGACTGCTGTTTTTAATTTAGAACCAGGATTTTCTCTTCTATAACGAGCAACTCCTGCTTTAGTCATTCCCGCCCCACTTTTTGTGGAGCGGAAATATTTTTTAGTTTTTGGTGGTTGCTTATCAGCCATTATCCATCAAAGAAAATAGTAGCACTGTCATAACCAGAACCTATATCAATAAAAGCTCCATTTTTATAACGAACACCTTCATCTGGAATATATGGATCAACTTGACCTGCAACAGCAGGTGTATCAAGTTCTAATAACTTAGCACCTGTGTGTGATCCATTTCTAATTATTAATGCTCCAGCAGTTGCATTACTAACACCATGCATACCTCTGACTCTTGTTCCTCCTCCAAAGACAATACCTTGTGTAGTAGTCGTTGCAGTGAAACCAGCAGAAGTGTTTGTAGCAACAGCTCCGTCAGTCTCTATTTTAGTTACTGTTAGAAAAGCTTGAGATCCTGTCACAGTGGTATTATTTGGCCCAGTAATGTCTTCGGTGACTGTAGATCCACTGGCATCTGTTCCAGTTACTGTGAATGTAACTCCACTTATATTTCCTGTTGAAGTTAAAGTAACAGTCGTAGCCATATTAGAGCCGTCATTAACAGACGCACCTGTTAAAGTCATTTCTCCAGCCCCACCTAAAGTTTGTGCAGCAGCAAGAGAAGTTGTGCTAGCACTAACTGCTTTGAACAGTTTAGTTGTAATTGGTGATGTGGACATTGTTTACTCCTTACGCAGGTACGTCACCAGCAAGTGCAATTGAATTATTTTGTAAATACTTAACAGTTACTGTTGCAGCACCTGTTGTTGCATCACCACTAGCTCCTGTAAAATCCGCCACCACTTGAATATCAGTTGTGCCAATATTTGTAGCTTCCGTGTCAAGAGTACCATAAGTAGTACCTAATGCTTTAACACTTTCAGCGTCAATAAAAGCATTAGCATCATCTATCGTTCCTACTGAAACAGTTGCAGCACCAGTGTCATTATTTACTGTGGTTACATTTAATACCACATCAGTGATTTGTGAGTTTGCAGGAATTGTTGCTATCACTTGGTTTAAGTGAGAAGCACCAATAATATCAACAATCGCTGATTGTGCCATTACAACAAAACCAGTGTTTTTTACATCAGTTCCTAAAGTGGTTCCTATTGTGTCTTTAATCGTCCCAGCTTTTACTGGACCCGAAAATGTAGTTGTTCCCATGTCTATCTCCTTTTGTTAATAGTCCCCGAAGGGTCATAGGGTTAATAAAGTTTTATTTTTACATAAAAAAAGGGCGGAGTCAAAGACAACCGCCCCTTAAATTACCTTGAAAGGATTATTAATTATGCACCAGATGTACCAAATACACAACGAGGATCTGAAAAGCCGAAGCTATATCTTTCTCTTGCTTTGTATTTCATATTACCTGTTTCAAAATCACCTTCCATTGCAGTTGTTAATGGAGTTCTTACGAAATGCTTGAAACCATTAGGAGCATCAGTTTTGATATAGAATGCATCTGTATCAGTTAAGTAGTGATTTACTACATAACCTTCAGGAATCATATTCATGTTCCTTAATGCATTTATATCATTATCTGCTGTTCCTACTCTGTTTGGTGAGCTTAAGACTCTATCAGCTACAAATTGAGATTGAACTGGAATAATCAGTTTTCTACCTCTAGTTGCAATTAATAGTCCTCTTTCATCAACAAACTGAGAAATGTCAATCAATGCCTGTTCTAAGGAGGCTTCGTTGAGGTCAGCGTCAACAGCAAGTCTGTTTGAGAAATCCCCACCTAATGCTGTTGGGTGTTGTGTATTAATAAGTGACACACCATCACCACCAGGATTAGTTCCTGCTGCTCCACCTGCTGCAAAAGCAGTATTTAATACGTCAGCTGCTTTGATCTGCTTTGTGTAAGCCATTGATCGAGCTAGTGCACGAGTATATCTTGCTGACAGTCTGTCATAAAGATTATCTTCCACTGCTTCTTCTGTTATAGCAAACGCTAACGCAATTGTTTCGTGTGTATAACGAGCTGTGAATGACTCTTGTGCTGAATCAAAAGTAACTGATGCACCTTCAGCTTTAGTTCTTGCGTTACCAAAGCCTACGAGCATCTGCTCTTCTTCAAAAGCTCTCTCTGATGCTTCTTGATCAAAGATTTCAGCGTGTTCATTTTCGTACTTATCGTACTCAAGGCCAAACAGTGCGTTTAACCCTGGCTCTAGTTCTTTAACTAGTTGTTGTCTTGATATTGCCATAGTTTAACCTCCTGTTTATACGCCTGTAGTATCAGTTAAAGAGTGCTTGTTTATTTTAACAATAATTGAAGCATTAGCTGCTGTATAATCATTGTTATCTACATCAGTAGATAAACTTACTACTCTGAAGTTTGCTGCATTTGAGGTAGCGAAAGAACTACCGTCAATAGAAACCCCTGATACACCGTTGTTAGTTGAACCAGCTGCATAGGTTGCAATGTTTGCATTACTTCCTACTTGTGCTTGCCCGCCATTTGTATCGTCAATCTTTGCTTCGAAAAGCATGTTTGGATCATCGAATACAAAAGCTTGCATATTGTCTTGTGCTACGCCCCCTGGATAGAAATTTGAGAAGGTTGGTTTTTTAGTTGTTGGATCATCATAGAAACAACCGTTAAAAATCCCTATCAACTCTGCTCCAGCAGTCGAACCTACAGAGATTGAACCATTTGCATTTAATACAACTGGGTCACCCTGAAATATAGCAGAGGTTTCACCGTTTGCGATTAAGTACTCGTTAGAACCTATAGCGGTATAACCAGCACCTACGCCTTTAACGGGTCTGAAACCAAATACACTATTTATATTTGCCATTTTTGACTCCTTTAGTCTTAGTTGTTAATAACCAACTTTTAGACTTAAGATTTTTTATTCTTCGGTCCAAAAGTCACATTACTTTGCCTCTCCGCTTGGATAGGCATACTAGGGTGTTCGTCTCGATATATATCATTTTCCACTGATTCTTTTTGTCCTTGAGTTTGACGCAAGAAATATTCTTCTCGGTCTTCTTTTACTTCTATAGGACACCTCATCAGTATCAAACCACCTACTCCAATTACGCCCTTATATCTACCGTCTTCATATTTTGGTAGATCATTTCTGTCTGGATATTGGTCAGCCCTAACGAACTCATATCCAGAACGAATTCTTCCCATGACATTTTTGTCATCAGCAAGTCCTCGTGTTTCAGCTCTGATCCATCTGTGGTGCCAACCTTCAGGTGGTTCAGGGGCTTCGAGTGATGATGGAGGAACCCAACCTCTTTTACGAACAGTTTTTTCACGGGTCTCTGAAGAGCGTGAAGTCTTTTTTACATCTTTATTTTCCATTTATGCCTCCTTCACGTATTTAGCATATTCATTGATAGGCACTCCTAGTCGTTTAGCCATTGCTACTTGTGACGGAGTGAGTCTTACTACTTTGCGACCAGCTTTTTTTACGTTTGAGCGTGTGGTAGAAGCAACAGGCTGGATCGGTTTACTGTCAATTTCTACATTTTCCTCTTGTGTAAATTTTTGAGGAAAATATTCACGAATTTTTTTATCAATACTACTATAGTACTCTTCTGAAGAAGGATCAACACCATTTCTTATGAGTTCACGATGAATTGCTTTAGCAGATTCTGTCATAACTTCATCATCTCCATACCAATCGTTCTTATTTGCCCATTCAACTGCTTTTGGATCAGGCTTAGGTGCGACTGGTTGTTGAGGCTGTGCTTCTTGCGTCTCTACAGGCTTTTCATCAACATTTTCTTCTTGTTGTTGTTTAGAAAAAGCTATTCTTTCTCTATCTATAGTTAGTTTTGCTATTAATTCATTAGCTGAAATCTGTTCATCAACATCTCGATTAGTAATAGCAGCTTTTAATTTTTCTTTTGCACTACCTAATCTATCTTCGACAGATTTAGAGAGATCATCAATATAGTTTTTATCTAATTTTTGATAAGCACCAGCAATTTTATCTTTTTCTTGCTGTACACCTTTAGCAAAAGCTATCGCTGCTTCTTCTCTACGTTCAGCTTCTCTTAATCGTTTGGTTAATTTGTCTATTCTTGATTTAACTTTTACAGAATAATTTTCAACTTCATCTTTATTATCCTGAGTTTCCTCAACCTTAATTTCTTCTTGAGGTTGTTGAGAAGTATCTTGAGCTTGTTCTTCTACTTTTACTTCTTCAGGTAGCTCTACTTCAATTTCTTCTTTTTTTTCTTGTTCTATATTTGTTTGCATGATTTAGCTCCTATCATGATTGTAGGAAATCTTCAGGATCATCAATAACCCCTAAAATTTCATCGTCATTCATAAGTCTAACTTCGCCACCTTCAATTCTAATTCTTGAACCAGCATACTTTCCAAAAATTACCCATTCTTTTTCCTTACACCAAGGACCATTAGGAAATCTTTCTTTATCTTTATAAGCATCTGGTCCTACTTTTAAAACCAGTCCAATACTTGATGCTATTTGTGATTCTTCTAAAGATTGATCAGTGAGAATAATTCCGCCTTTTGTTTTTTCTTTTCTTTTGTAAGGAAGAACTAATAGTCTCCAACCCGTAGGGGTGGGAAGTTTGTCAGTTGTTGATGTCTCCATCATCAAGCTCCATTCTTTTCAGCAACGAATTGACCTCAGAAAGCATTTCGTTGTAAGCATGGTATTTACCTACCATGTTGTTATATTGATCCCAATCTTTCACACCCTGAGATACGTATAAACTTATATCACTTTGTTTTTGTTTCAAGAGCTTTCTTAAATGATCTGAAAATTTAATTATATCCATTTAAGCAAATGACTCGACTATAGCAGATAAAGACTCACATCTTTTTTTGGTTTGTTTCCACCATCGTGAGTCCTTCATTTCTTGTGAGGCTGTATAATAATCTGCATTATTCAGAGCAGTCCACATATTGTTAAACTTACCTACACCTCCTATTCCCAATTGATACACCATTTCCACTAAGACATGCTGTATGTCTAAAGGTAATTCATTATCAGGACAACGATCCTCAATTAGTTGATCTGCATTATTACATGCTTCAACTAAGTCTTGTTCAAAAATATCTAATAAAAATTCTTCATCATATTTTTTATTTTCTTCCCAAAAGTCTTCCACACAAAGATGTCCTATGCCCACAGTTTTTTTACCTAAACTATCTAAATAGACTTCATCCCTATACCCTTCATGTAAACGAACTCGCTCACGAAGTGTATTATTTATTTCAATCATGATCCTATCCCCCAATGTTCAGAGTGCTCATCTTTTGACTTATCTAAACTTAGAAGTTTTCTTAGCAATGTTTTTAGGTTGTTTAACAAATTGTTTTCCTTTCTTATCTCCTTTTGCTTTTGCTCTATTTGTAGCTGCTTTTTCAGCGGGGCTAAGTGAGTTCCAAGCAGCATCAGGTAAATATCTTCTTTTTCCTTTAGAAGGTTTACCTGAGGAAGTTCTCCATTTTTGTTTACCCCAGTCTTTTAAACTTTTCTGTGATTTTTTTAAGGCCATTAGCTTTTATAGCCACCACCCTTAGCTTTATATTGTTTAGCTAACATCTGTGCTTTTCTCGCACTCCACTGTCCAGGATTTCCACCCTTTCCTCCAGCTTTAATACGATTAAATAAACTTTTTCTCATTCCAGGCTTAGTATAATTACCAGCCTTGTTAACAGTTGATTTGCTCTTCCTTGGCGTGCTTGTTGTTTTGCTCATTTGATTCCTCGTTATTACCATGTCTACATCCTACGTGACCACATTCTATACAAGATTGTCCGCAATGGCAAAGACAACCGCATCCTTCACATAAAGATAATTGTGATTCACATTTAAAGCAAAGATTATCACAACCTTCACACATTATTTTTTAAACTTTTTGATTGCAATGTCAGAAATTTTAAGACCGAATGAACTAGCTATAGAAGCCATCAAAGCCCAGATGTACCAATCAGGTAGATTGTTTAAAGTAGAAAATCCTTCTTGAAGTTTATCAATCCACTCTGGTTTGCCAAAGAATATTGCACCAAATACAATTAATAAAGGGAGTGAAAGGATGACTGTGAACCACTCGTCACGCCAAGAATTTTGCATATTCTTTTGTGAAGCAATGGCGAAATCAATTTCGCCTTGAGCCATTTTTCTAATGTGAGTTTGCTCCGCTTCTGCCATAAGCTTTTTAGTCTCAGTACGTGTTTTGATAACATCGACTGCTCCTTTAGCAACAGTGCCAAGCAAACTCCAAATCATTGATTATATATACTGAGCGACTACCCAACCGATAACTAAACCGACTAATAGCCATTTCTTTTTTGGATGCTCATTCCAAAGTTTTTTAATCATATCCATTAGAATACTCCTTTAAATGGTACCTTCTTTACTTGGACAGCGTATTGACCTCGTGTTTTACCACTTGGTTCATTGCCCATAGTCTTGAAAGGAACCTTTTTACCATCAGTTACCTGATATTGGTCCTTGTCTACGACTTTGTTTTGTTTTTCCATATTTTACCTCAATGCATTGTTGGTTTGTCGAAGTCTACCTTCGATCCACCTAAACTGTCAATCAAATTAACAGCCATTTCTTTCCCATAAAATTGTTCAAATATAATTCTAGCACAATAAATCATAGATGTAGCAGCAAGAATTTGATCATCTGAACTTTTACACATTTTATCTGTTTGTTTCATGATCTCATCCATAAATCGATTATATTGTTCTTCATGTTTCATTTTATTTTGATTTTCCTGCCTCAGATAAAGCTATTGCAATAGCTTGTTTTCTTGATTTTACGGGTTTTTTTGACTTTCCTATATTTAATTTACCTTTTTTAAATTCTTTCATAACTTTCTTAACTTTTTTTTGAGATTTTGTCATACTCTTCTCTTTTTCATCAAGTTCATCCTTGATTTTGTATCAATGTTCTTTGTTAGAAACTTATTAGAGT